GTGTCGGAATCGTAGGTACACGTCCCTGTTATGGGCGCACCATCTTTTCCATGTGCAGTAACTCCAGACAAAACATCAGATGCCGTGACCGTATCGCCTGTCAGGTCTATAAGTGTTGTGCCATTACTCAGAACGACTTTTGATACATATTCGTTAGCCATATTAGATTATTCCTCCGATATAGACGGTTCTGCCGCCCATTTGATTAGATACAGATTCGACCTGTATCGGGTTTACAGTTATGTCGGAAAGCACTATTTTCTGTGCCGTTTCCAGAACAGTACCGTTGAAGTCTGGGTCAACAATCGTCTGCCCTTGATAAGTAGGAGCGTCACGCTCAACCACCTTGATGACTGTTCCTGCTTCGCCGTCCATATGCAGGTCGAGGGACATCTCTCCATCAATATTCAGATTCAGCGATAACTCGCCATCTAATACCACTTCCTGCTGTGGCGAAAACATATCAAATCACCTCTCTTATGTGGTTCGGAGAGCCTTGGATAAACACCTCTTCGCTTGCTCCCCTTGTGCCGTCCTCTGTTTTCCAGTTGAGCATCATCGTGGCAGTTTTCGCTCCAAGCTGAAGTGTTTCCTCTTGCGTGAGAGTCCATGAGAGTGAATCCTCTCCGATGGTAGCATCCGAAAGGTCTTTTTCAATGATGTTTACACCACGTTCTTTGATAGTAAGAATCGCAACGGAGATTTCGGAGACATTAACCACTTTGAATTTGTATTTAATTGTCGGAGTTGTTCCGATGATGATTTTTGTCATTGGTCACCTCCCGTATATCTTCCACCGCCGACCACTCCTTTGATTATTTTGGATGTGTTCATACATTACCCTCCATACGTGTACGTCCTGTCGCTACCGTATCCGATGCGTGTCAGGCTGATGGATTTAGCAGATGTATCAATGTCAACAACATCAAATGCCTGCTCTGCGGTCGTTCCAAGGACTCTCTCCGTATATCCATAGAATCTATCGCAAGTCACGGAAATAACAGGAACCCCGCCTTCCGTTTTCACCATTCCGTCGAAGTGATCATGTCCACCAATCACACAAGCAACCTCTGCTCCGGCATTGGTAAAGTCAAACGTTCCGTATGTCTGCCTCGCGTTGTACGCTTCTATGGCAGGAATAACGCTGTTTGTATTAGTCAGCTTTTCGTGGATGATGAGACTATCATCTGTCTGCTTGTACAGTGAAAAATGAGTGATAAAGACAATAGTCCATCCTGTCGGAGCATCTAGCATTGACTGGCAGAAAAAGTTTTTCTGTTGGTTGTAGTTGTTTCCTTCGTTGCAGTTGAGGCAGATAAAACGCACTTTCCCGCCAACATCATCAATGACATACGACCCATACACGGGATTGACTGCCTTGTACATTGTCTCCTTGTCGCGGATAAGCAGATTGTACAGTGTAGATTTATTGAGCTGTGCGATGCTCGAGTCAATTGCGCCATAATCGTGATTTCCGAAAATACTGTGCATCCAATCCCATACAGGAGAAAAGACCTCTCGGAAAAGCATTAAATCCTTAACCGCTTTATCCTGTGTATCATAACCAGATGTGGTGGAATCACCACCGAAAAACGCAAGTCCGATGTTAGCATGGTCATGCAGATATGCCATGAGCGCAGGAGAATGACAATCGTTGTGCATCAATCCATCTGCCCCCCTAAGATGCGTGTCAGTAATAAATACAAACCTTGTTCCGCTACCAATCGGGGGAGTTGATGCTTTGGCTATGGAAAGTGCTTTGGTCTTGATGTACGTCTGCCAGTAATCTGGGAGTTTTGCCTCATTTGGCTTGAGAAGATACACGCCAATAGTGCTTATAAATTCGGGATCGACTGCTTTTGCATTTGCCGAAGAATCAGTAAACCTTCCTACGGACACACGGAAATACTCGTATCCTTCCGTTTTGAATTCAACAATCTTATCGGCATATTCGGGGTGTGTCGTTGTGTTTGATTCTCCATACTGGTCGAACGTTCCGTCAGCTTTAAAAGCAAGAGCATTAATAGCATATCCACTAGGTGGGACGAGGATAACCTTGTAAGCACCATCGAAGGAGATGTTTGTATTGACATAGTTACAAATAAATCTCTGCGATGTGAGCCATTCCCCTGTCTCTAATGAATAATATCCTCTGCTCCATCCTAACGGCCAGTTTTCAGTAGATAATCTCGCAATGTCAGCAGGCTCCTTGAGCATTAAATCAATTAATCCGCTCTTTAACTCACTAACATCAGCCTCCATGCCGTCCACTTTGTCGACCGCTGCGTCGACTTTTTCGACCAGCTCATCGAGGTTGTATCCGTCATAGTCTCCCGCCCAGGTGTCGGTGTCGAGCGCCTGGCCATTGTTGTCGGTGAAGATCTGCGACCGTAAAATCTGATCTCCGGATGTGATGATAAACTGCCCGAGCAGTGTTCCAGCTACAGCAATGGCTGGCTGATCTAACTCAGCATAAGCGCCATAAATAGAGACAATGCTTTCATCTTCCTGTCCGATGCGGATTTCCTTAGACTCGCCGACGATCTGCGCCCCTACCTTATCGGGCCGGATGATGATCAGCTTGACGGTCGCATCGCTGCCAATATCGTATAATTCCTGCTTATAGGTGAGCTTGGCGAAAACATACCGTGTATTATCGTCAAGGGCGATAGATTTGATCGACGGTCGTGTGCCGTCATGGTCGTATAAGTCGAGCGTTATATTTGTCTCTAACAATTTCAGAGCCATGTTCTACATCCCTCCTCAAAGCTGATACGTCGCAATATACGTCGTACGGATATATGCGTTTCCGCCGTTGTGCACCTGGATCAACTTGCCATCCGCGTTTTGACCTACACTGACGGTCACATTCGTCGCCGCGCTGATCGTCTTAATCCCTATCTCACCGTTTCCTGCTACTCCGATTAAATACAAGCCTTTCATGTCAGCTGACGGATAGGCAGAATTAACGATAAGCATGATAGTCCCAGCGCCGAATCTCTTGAAATCATAGGCACCAGCCGCTACCGAGAATGTATAGATTCGCACGATTCCCTCGGTTTTCCTTTCCTGTGCGGTGATTCTTGTCACTGCATCAGTGAGCGTGGTCTGCATCTCTTCCACCGATTCGGGCAGCGAGATCAGGCTGGGGATCCTTGTCACAGACTCGACGTTGATTCCGTTGATGCTGACACGGTAGAGCGGGAATTCTACGAGCGTGTCCCCGCCCGCGATGGATCCGGAGGTGTATGCCGGCACGTCCGGAGAGCTTGCCGCAGGCGTCCCGGTGATGACCGCGAGCTGCATGTCCTCGATGGCCTTTACGCTGCTGGTGTCCTTCGTATACCGCGCCACGATCAGGTCGATTCTCTGCATCCCCTGGGCGCCGTTCTCGATCGCCATGGATTCGGTCGTGCCTCTCTCGATGGTCGCCGTGCATCCTTCCGCGATCAGGAGGCCGTCTGCGATCGCGACCTCGTTCGCCGAGACGATCGTCGCTGCCATCTTTGACCCGACGTCCATGATGTGTACGCCGGCCCCCAGAAGCCCAATATTAAAGTCCCTCTCATGCTGGGACGTCACATGCGGCTCGTCCCGGTAGCCTGTGATAATTTTCATGTACTAAGCCTCCACATTAATATCGTCTTCCAGCTTGTATTCTATCTGCCGGAAGCCGTCCTTCCATGTCACGATCTTCCCCGCGATCGGGGATGACATCGTCACGCCTGAGAGATAGTCCCTGCCGCCGACGATGTCGCCGATCCCGATCTCGAGAGACGAGTCGACGGTCATGCCGAATTTGTTTGTGCCGATCAGTTCCTCGAGTTTCTTCCGCCCGGACTGTATCAGGTCGGGGAGCTCCCCGCCCGAGTAGTCATAGACGTCCGCGATCTCATCACGGCCGAAGAAATGCTGCACGGTTCCGATGTTTCCATTCTCATCCGCGTACAGGTGATAGACCGTGCGGTTCTTAAGTTCTCCCTTACCGAGACAAATGAGGTGATTGACGCCGTCATTATTGACCTCGACGGTATAGTCCATCCTCATGTCCGAGGACAGCTCGATCCTCTGCGAATAGTCCACGATCGGGACGGCGGACACGACCACGGCCTTGAGCGCCTGATCATATCTCAGCTCCAGCCTGTATCCGCGCGACTTGAGGAGCTTCGTCAGCCCCTCTTCCAGAGTGCAGTATCTGTCGTATTGATACCCCGACACCGTCACGCCTGTGTCCTCTGTAACGCCCACGAAAAGCCCCGGAATAGCCGCTTCCACGCGCGACTTGACGATCGCGTTGAGCTCTCCGGAGTCTGTTGCGTAGTCCTGCCCGGAAGGCGGCGAGATGATCGATTTCTGCAGCCTTCCGCGCCAGGTAAATCCTCCCCGGCAGATGATCCCTTCGGCTGTCTTTGTCTTCATTCTCCTGACGACGCCGCCGTATTCCGTATCGGGGATATAGATCAGCGATCCGGGCTCGATCGGCTGGTACTCGTCGCGGGAGAATTTGATCTCGAAGCTGTTCTCCTCCCGGCCTACTTCAAAGTCGTAGCTCTTGAAATGGAGGAAGCCCAGCTCCGTCCCGGTGCTGTCCGCCAGTATCAACTCTTTCACGTCCGCACCTCCTGCCTCGGCTCACTGCGCTCCTCGAAGAGCGTCAGGTCAAAGCCGAATGTCCCCGGCCAGCTGATCCGCAGCGTCCCCGCGGGGAGCTTGTCGAAGACGGATTCCGCTTTGTTCCGCAGGTCGAAGGCATTCTCCGCCCGGCCATTTGCCAGTGTCTTGACGATCGTCCCCTTCTTGGAGTCGATCGTGATGCGCTCCGACTGCTCCAGCGTGTCGAGGATCTGGTAGCCGTGTCCGTTGATCAGGATCCGCGGATCGACCACAGGTCCGAAGATGATCATCTTGAAGTCCGATTCGAAGGGGATCTCTGTCGGCCACGATACCGCCCCTGAGACACCGGAAAAATAGTCGTAAGGATAGTCGTAAGGATAATCGAGGAAGGCTTCCTGCGTGTCTCCTGCGCGGGAATAAAAGTGTCGTGTTTTCTCCCGGATCCAGAAGGGATTCGGGCAGTAAAACGACACCTTATTGTCCACTAAGAAGTTACTGTCGTCCGGATCGGTCTCGCTCTCGCTTGCGAAACAATCGATATAATAATCATTCCAGATAAGCCTCCCCGGAGTGACGTTTCGCATGTCCAGCTCGAAGTCGTCGTGCATCTGGTCGAGCAGCGCCAGCTTTTCCTCGTCCGTGCCGAACAGCGTGAGCGTCGCCTCGTAGGTCGCCGCGTCCTTGGTAAAGGCCGTGACGCGCTCTCCGTACTGGAGCGCCACCGCGCTCGGATCGTACTTCCAGGCGTGGAAGCTGGCGCCCCGACGTGTCCGCAGCGTCTCGCTCCGGAGGTTGTATTCTCTGCCGCTCGAGGCGACGTATTTAAGATTTACTCCGCTCATACCTTCACCCCGTGCTCTCTCAGGAGCCTTGCAAATTCTCTGCCGTCAATGCTGAAGGACATCCGGCTGAGTGCCTCGATAAGCGCCGCATACATCGCGGCCGCCTGACGGTCATTCGACCGCTCGATCCTGTCGGCCAGCTCCTCCAGTTTCTTCCAAAATTCCGAGAGCGGTACGACTGCTTCCGATCCTGCCTCGCCGACACCGATTACGGAAGGCGCGTCGAAGACACCGCCCTCTGCGTACCAGTCAATGCCAAAATGCGGGACGCTCGGAGGATTCAGCGAAAATTCTCCGCTGATGTACGGATGCGGGAGCTTAAGATCCGGAAGGCTCCACGAGAAGTTGAAGAAGCCCTTTATAGCTTCGATCGCGGACCGCACCTTTTCCTTAGCCGCCTCGATCTTCTCCTGTATCTTGTTCTTGATCTCGTCAAACTTAGATGTCACGTCTGACTTGAGGTTACTGACCGTATTAGAGACGCTGCTCTTAAGATTATTCCAGGCCGTTACAACCTTCTCTTTAAGCGTGTTCGCCCACTGGCAGATCGTGTCCCAGTTTTGGTAAAGAGCCACACCGATGGCGATCAGTGCCGTGATGATGGCGATCGCGATTCCGATCGGACCTGTCAGCGCTCCGATGACTACACTCATCACGCCGCCGGCTGCGGAGGCCGCGCCGAAGATCGTAACAAGTGATCCTATCACGCCGATGATCGATCCGACGATGCTCAGCACAGGGCCGAGCGCCGCGATCAGTCCGACCGCGGTCAGGATCATTCCTTTCTGTTTCTCGTCGAGCCCCGCCCACCAGGTGCTGAGAGCGGACACGCCTTCGGATACTCTGCCGAGGATGTCGACGATCGCCGGACCAAGGTCCGTCACCAGCTGCGCCCCGGTGTCCTTGAGCGTGTTGATGATCGGCGTCATCTGGTCGAGCGGATCCTGGATGCCGTCAAATGTCTCTTCGGTCGTTCCCTCGAGGTCGCCCATTGCATAGCCGAGGTCCTCGAGTGACAGACGGCCGTCACGGCACGCATCCGCGATCGCCGGGCCTGCCTTGTTTCCGAACAGTTCCATCGCGATCTGGGATGCTTCCGCGTCAGATCCGGCATTCACGATCTGCTCCTGCAAGTCTGCGAAGGCTTCCGCGGAGCTCTTGCCTTCCTTGGCGCTGTTCTGCATGGCCTTCTTGAGGCCTCCGAGCATGGAGGACGTGTCGATACCATTCTTCTCACAGTTGGCCAGAAGGTCGACGGATTCGTCCAGGGACAGGCCCATGTCGTCGAGCGCCGACTTATTCTGCATCAGCTGCTGGGAAAGCGTGTCAACCGACGCGCCGCTCTCCTGTCCTGCTTTTGTGAGCAGGTCGAGCATGAGGCCCGCGTCTTCCGTCTCCACTCCCCACGCAGCCATCATGGACTGCACATTATCGATGGACGAGGAGACGTCCGTGTCGTTGACTTCCGCGAATTTTATAAACTTCTCCGACAGGTCCTGCAGCGCGTCACCGGTCAGCCCGAAACGGGTATTGACCTCGCCGACCGCAGTGCCCGCCGTGGCGAAGTCCGTCGGCATGCTCTTGGCGATGTCCCTCGCCCTGTTCTGCATGTCCTCGAGGGCTTCCCCGGAGGCTCCTGTCTTCTTTGTCACGATGTCGAGGCCTTCGTCGACTTCCTTCCAGGCGACCACAGCTGCGGCGCCTACGCCCACGATCGGAGCGGTCAGGGACTTGGTCATCTTGTCGCCGACGCTCTTGGTCTTGCCGCCGATGTCCTTGAGCTTGTCGCCCCACTCCTTGAGCTGGGTGGAGTGGCTCTCGATCTGCTTCGTTACGTCCTCGAGGGCCTTCTCGTATTTGTTGAGGGACCCTTTGCAGTTGTTGATCTCTGCTTTCTTCTTAGCGATCGCGGCCTCGTCGCGATTTTCCGCTTTCTCCATCTGCTCCAGCTCTGCCCGGAGGATCTGCTCTTTTTTGGCATACTCCTCCGTCATCTTCGCGAGATATTTCTGCCTATCTTCCAGCTTCTTGGTCGCAGATGTATTTTTGTCATATTGGGATTGGGCTAATTTAAGCTCAGAGTAGGCCTCTTTGGTCGCTGCAGACACGCCTTTCATCGCGGACTTAAAATCTTCCGCGCCCTGCGCTGTAAGTATCAGCCCAGCTTCCTGTAGATTGTTAGCTGCCATACTCCTCTCCCCAGAATTGCTTGTACGATTTACCGGCGCCCTGTGCGATCCATCGCTGGACCTTCAGGGCCTGTACGTCCTGTTTAAAGACATCGCTTAACAGATCTCTCAGGCCTCCGATCCGGAGGCCCGTGTCGATCATTTGATCAACGTCATGGCAGATCCGATAGAGCCGCGCGATACTCCCGTCTTCTCCAGCAAGCGCTGCGCCTGCGTAAAAAAATCGGCGAATCCCTCGCGTGTGACATACTGGACAAGAAGGCCCAGGTAGTCATTGGCGTCCATGTTCCGGACGAAGTCGACGTCCTTATCGATCCCCATGGCGAGCAGCTTGTTGACCTCATCCTCACATCCGCTGATGTTGCTGATCAGAATGTCGAGGACCTGCCAGATCAGCTCCTCGTTCGCCTTCTGCGATTCCTGGAAGGCCTTGCGCTGTGCTGTTGTCCACTCACTCGGGGCCATAGGCACGAGCTCGCCGTCCACCAGCTTCTGTGGCGTCTTGAACTGCGATTTCTTCAGCAGGTCCGCGTCGATCAGCTTGCGGGCCTCTCTGAGGTTGAATCTCTTAAGCACACGGACGAGCTGCCACACATCGGACGATCTCAAATCATGCAAAATAAAAGCGGGAGCAGCTGCCCCCGCGTCGTTTGTGTTCGGCATCTAAGCCTCCTTAACCGTTGCCCCTCAGGGCCTTCGCCGCCGCCACTGTCGTGATCGGAGCCGCGAAGAATTTGTCCTCTGTGATGCCTGCGTTCGCCTCTTCAGCGGTCAGAACCTTGACCTCCTGATTCTGCGCGTCATCAAAGCCGTAAGCTCTGATGGTCAGAGAATCTGTCTGATCAGAGTGAGAGTCCGTGGACGTTGCCGTAGCATCAGAGTTGTCGACCAGCTTGCACTTGGGATACCAGCGCATGTCCATGGTCTTGTCCTTCTTGATGATCGGCACGCCGTAAGCGAAATACGGCCGCTCCTTGATGCCGCCGGACATGATGATGCCCGTGTCGACCGTGTCGCCCTTCATCTTGGCGATGATCGCCGCATCGAAGGCGAGCTGCGTGACGCTGATCTCCTTGTAGGTCACGATCGTGTCGGACTCGTAGACAGCGCCGGAAGCGTAAGACTCATAAGAGTCAGAGTTGTCCGCCACATCGATGTCAACCACAGTAGGGAGCTTGACCACATCGGCGTCAAAATCCGCCGCGGCCCAGTCCTTGTTCGTGTTGAAGCAGATGTACTGCGCGCCAACAGTATATTTTGTAGACGGCCTCTTTTCTGTAATAGCCATTTATTTTCCTCCAACTTTTTCGAATAACTTATCGGTCATCAGTTTATAATATCGATCCTTGTTACGATCCCATGTCGGGGTGAGATGCGGCTGTGCGTCCATCTTCTTTGTGCCATGCTCGACAAATTTTCCGTAATACTGGCCCCAGGAGACGAGCACAGCGTCTTTTCCGGACGGCGCCGCCTGTACAGAGTCGAGCATGTGGGTATAGCCTGCTCCGCGTCTGCGCGGCTTCGGGAGCCTGTGGACATCCTCCGCCAGCGATTCTCCGGCGATCATGAGCACGTCCGCGATGCCGTCGGCGGCCTTCTCATACTGCTCGAGCAGCTCCGCGAACTTCTGGAGCCCCTCAGGTCCTATCTCGGCCATATCACAGGTCCTCCGTGATCTCGACGCGGAAGTAGTAGTGATGCCATGCCGGGCCGTTCGTTGCGTTGATCGTCTCGTGATAGATGACGGGATGGTAGCCCGCATCGTTAAATGCCTTCTTCAGCCTCAGCAGCTCCGCAGGCCTTGCTGTCCGCGAGGCGAAGGACACCTGATAGGTCACTACGGTCTCGTAGTCATCTCCGGACGCCATCACGTCCTCGATGATGTACTCCCAGTAAGCGATCTTCGGCCACGCCTTCAGGTCCTCCAGATAAAGCTCATTCTCCCGGGCCGTCACTCCGACGCTCTCGATCAGATCAATAAGCTCTTTCTTTGTCATTCCTCTACCACCTCATAATCCATAGACGGATTGACCAGTGTCAGCTCCGTCTCCATGTATCCCTGGCTGGACAGCACGTCGGCCTTGTTGTAGACCTTATGCTGCACGCCATCGATCAGGCAGACGCAGTTCGAGCTGATGCCCGACCACTTCGGGATCCTGATCTTCATAGTCACTTCCTTATCCGCCTGTTCGAATGTGATCCGCGTGCGGTCATAAACCGCGATGTCTCTAAACCACACAGGCCTCATGTTCCGCGCCTTGATCTTGCGCTCTCCGTCCCGGTCGACGATGTCGTAGAGTGTGAAGCACCCGTCCGTGTATTCGGGCAGCGTCGCCATCTTGTTAAGTCGCATCCGCCACCTCCTCGGAGAGCTGCCACGAGCGGACGTCCGGGCCGTAATTCTGCAAAAACTCCTCAAAGCGATGGACCATGTCATAATAGACGGCATCCTTGAGGAGTCCGCGGCCGACCCGGTCTGTCTCAAAGTCCGCGCCTGGTTTGAGCGAATCGAGCCTCTGCTCGCATCTTTGGATCGATCTGATGATCACGTCGTCAGGAGTATAGGGCGGAATCTGATTATCCGCCCGGATCTCCTCCGCCAGAATTTCATATTCTTCTGTCGTCATCAGGCTCCGCCCTCCTTCAGATTATTCCTCGGTCTTGCTCAGAACAGCGGGGATGTACTCAGCGAGCTTTGTGACGTTGAAGACATAAGCTACGTTGTCGTCATCCGCGCGGCCGTTGCCGTATACCTTCGCGATCAGAAGATCTGCATCCTCGAGGGCCTTGGTCTCTTTGTACTCCTGTACCTTCATACCGGAGAATCCCATGGTGTAATGGCCTTTGATGGTAGCTGCTGCGACGCCCTGTGCCATCTTGGGTTCTGCGATAACTGTGACGGGGATGAAGCTCTTTGTGATGTAGCCGCCGGAGATGCTGTCACCGTACAGAGCAGGGTTTACATAGTTGTAAACGTCCGCAGGGTTGGCGACGACTGCGATCTCGTTGACCGCACGCTTGCCGCCGTTGGACAGCGCAGCGAGTGCGGGAGCGAGCTGCTTCGGAGAGAAGCCTGTCAGAGTCTGGTTTACGGTCTTGGCTGTGTGCGTTCCATCCTGGCCGGTAACACCGATCTGCTTCAGGATACCGATCGGCTGGTCCTTACCGGTGCCGTTCAGATAGCCGTCAGCGATGCCGTCATACATAGCCTCCTGCAGGATCGCGCGGAAGTATCTGTCGACATAGCCAATCTCGAGGTCTCTGATGGACTTGGGGATGATGCAGTAAGCATAGAGCTTGCCGACTTCGATGTTCAGGCCGGTAAGTGTTGCGGACAGCTCGGCGCTGTTGGAAAGTGCGGAAGCAAGGGATCCCCAAACAGCCGCGCCACTCTTAGAACCGGTCAGCCAGTGCTTCACATTTGCAGGTGCGAATGTGATCAGGTCAAGGATCGGATACTCTGTGCGGACATCTTCCAGGGTCTTGTCGATAGTCTCGATCGGGATGATGTCGATCTGCGCTGCAGTGAGTGCCTGCTTTGCGCCGCCCTTCAGCATCTCATAAAATTTCTTCTCGGCTTCGGAAAGCGGACGAAGGCCGAGGCTCTTCTTGTATTCCGCATCCTGCTCAGCTCTCTGAGCCTCACGGACGACCTGCTCGATCAGGGAGCTCTGCGTCTCGCTGATCACCATCTCCATAGCCTCTGTGATGGCCACAGTCTTGTCTTCTGCATCGTTCAGCATCTGGACGATCTTTGCTTTTGTCTCTTCGTTAAGGGGAGTCTTGTCGATTCTCATTTTGTTCTCCTTTCGAAATATTCGGCCCAGCCTGTCTTCTTCGGCTCGGGCTGGTTGGTTGTTTTTGCAACTGCGCCGTTGACGGCATCGGCGAATTCCGCTGCTGTCACTGTCGGCGTCATGGCTTCGCCCATCTTAGCGACGATCTTTTCCGCAAGCGCGTCTGTGTCGATGGGCATCGACTCCAGGACTGCTGCCGGCGCGGTCAGTTTCTGCATGATCACACCGAAAGCGGACTGCTTAGGCTCGTCGTCGTCCTCATCGTCTTCGTCGTCGATGTCGGTTGCGAAGCCGTAGTCGACCGCGTCCTTCGGCAGGATCCACGTCTCGGCGTCCATGAGGGCCTTGATCTCTTCCTCGGAGATCGTGGCGACCTTCTTGTAAGCCTCGACCGATGCCTGCGTGATGGTCTCGATGTCGTCGGCCGTCTTCCGGAGCTCTGCCGCATTTCCCATCGCCACGGTCCACGCATTGTGAATCATGAGCAGGGAGGCAGGCTGCATCACGCGCTTATCGCCGGCCATAAAGACCACGGAAGCGGCGCTGCAGGCGAATCCGTCGCAGATGGTCGTGATCTTTGCTTTGTGTTCGCGAAGCACATTGTAGATCGCGAGGCCTTCCGCCACATCTCCGCCATAACTGTTGATATGGACCCTGATCTCATCAGCGTCCAGCTCTTTAAGCTGTCTGACGATGCTCACGCCGGACTGTTCGCCCTGCGACTCCCACGGCCATGCGCAGATGTCGCCGAAGATGTACAGATCCGCAGACGTGCCATCGTTGACGAGCTGAAAGAACTTACTCGGAGTTTTGGACATTCCGTCTTTCCCTCCTTTCCTTATGTTTGCTTTGTTTACGGTTGCTATCTCTTACGGATTCTTCAGACAGATCATCGGCGCCGCCCGTCGGCTGTGCGCTTTCCTCCAGTCCTTCCGTCGCGTAATTCTTAGTAAGCGCTCTCTTCGTGGAAAAGTCCGTATTGAGAGCGGGATACCCTACCATTTCAAAGATCTCGTCAAGCGTAAAGCCGATCGCTCTCAGCTTGTCGAGACTGTTCGCCGCGTCGATCACGTCGATGTGCTTGAAGTGAGCGAGCCACACAAAAGCGCGCTCGCCTGCGACGTAGTCCGCCTGGCCGACCAGCTTCGCGTTCAGCGTGTCATTGATCACTTCCGCCACAGGGCTCACGGCATACGTGATAAACTCGTTCGTGGCGTCCGACTGCTCCGTGATCTGACCATTGAAGACACCCAGCGGGATGTCATAGGCCGCGGCGCATTCCTTGTTAATCGTGTCAGCGAGCGCCGTCACCTCGGCGGCGGACACCTGCTTCTTCACGTCCATAAATTCGAGGGACGAGCCTGTCTGCTCTGTGATGATGGCGAGCTTCTTGCCGTCAATCTTGGCCTTAAACTCGTCGAGGACGTTGTCCAGCGTCAGCCGGACCTCTTTGCCGTCCGTCGTCCGTCTCCGGAACTGCAGATTCGCGTCGACCTTGTACTTGAGCAGCGGCGTGTTCGCGATCGTCTCAAGGGATCGCACCGCGTCAAGCGCATCGTCGAGGCATCCGAGGACGTTCTTAGTAAACACCCTCAGCTTCTCCGTCCCGAATCTGAAGTGCAGGACGTCGTCAGAGTTGACGCCATACCGCAGCGTGACCTCGTTATATCCGTCGGTGAGGACGATGTGGCTGTAGGTCTTCCCGAACAGCACATAGTCGTCCATCTGGTAGGAGTTGGCGCGGTAGTATTTGCCGTTAGCCATCCTTACAACCACGCAGTCACCTGTCGAGACCAGCTCGCGGGCCACGTTAAACCAGAAGTCGGTCGCGGTCTCATTGTCATTGGGCCGGATGTTGAGGCGATAGTACTCCTCGTCCTTCCGGCGCTCTTCGCCCTTGGTCAGCACGATCTCACTCTTCGCGATCGCCTTGGCGATCATGCACGCGGCCTTCTCCTGTGCCATAACGGCCAGCTGCACCTTGGTCAGATCGGTCGCTATGATCTCCAGGACATTCGAGATGTCCCCTGTCTTGCTTTTAAATAACCACTCAAACATAGATGATTGTCTCCTTCAGCAGATCAGCGGAAAATTCTGCCGCCACGAAAGCCATAAAGCCGTCGTTTTTTCTGAGCTTGGGCTCAATCTTTACATACTGCATGCTGCCGTACTTGTCCGTCAGCGTCCCGGTGTTCTGTGTGTACCACCGCATTATCGCGCTGTCGCCATAGTCCACCCGGTGCTCCGAGAAGAGCTTCTCGACAGACGGCGCGATGATCCCGCAGGCGCTCCCGATCTTCCGGATCAGGCGGACCGTCCCCTGGGGATTGTCCCTTGTCTCGATCGGGATGCCCCGCTGCTCAAAGATCGTCTTAAACAGCGTGTATCTGTACGTGTCCATTGTTATCTTGACCACGGAATAGTCGGACATCTGCCGCTCGCACCAGTCCACGATCCCGTCGACCGGGATGACCGGAGCGCGTACCACCTCGAAGTCTTTAAAGCCCGCCTTCCCCGCGTCCGCGATCGGGAATTTAATGCTGTTAAGGAAGGGGCTCTCCGAACAGATCCATGTGTGCTGACGCCAGATGTGGTTGCCGTCGTCGTCGATCGTGAGTATACCGGCGGAGGCGAAGTCGCGGACGTCCGCGTAGTCGATCCCGATGATGGCGGACTTCCCTCTCGTGTCCTGCGTCTTCCGGAGCGTCTTCCGCTTCGCGTCCTTGTAGGAGCACAGGAGGATGTTCTTCCAGCTCGTGACAGCCTGCTCCTCGCGGAGCTGGGGAAGGTTGCACCTCTTGGTCACGTATTCCCGCCATTTGTCCTGGTCATTCTTGGCGCGCTCATATCCGCGGGCGATCGCCCTCTCAAGCGTCGGCAGGTATTCCATGGAGGGGTTGGCCTTGTGCATCGGATCCCACTTGCCGATCTCGCTCTCGCGGTCAAGCCTGCAGAGAAAAGGGAAAATCCCCAGCGGATTAGCTCCGCCCTCGAGGATCTTCCGGCAGTCGTCCAGGAGCTTGTCGAGCGGGCCTTCGCGGACGTATCCGTTAGTCGTGATGATGATCTCCCTGAAGTGCTTTTTCTTGCCTTCTGATGACTCGAACACGTTCACGCTGTCGTTGTTCTCGTACGCGTGATACTCATTAAAAAAGATACAGCCAGGAGCCTTGCCATCCTTTGTGGAGGCGTTGCTCGTGTTGTATCTGAGGATGGAGCGTGTCTCGAGGTTTTCAATGACTTCCTTAGTTACCCGGAATTTGCCCTTGAACTTCGGATTGCGGTCCAGCTTGTTGTAAACGACGTTGAACGTATCCTTGATCTGCGCCTCACTGTTCGCCACAAGCTCCACATGGTACTCGGGGATGCCGTACAGCGGCGTCTGTAAGAAGTTCGCGAGCGGTGCCATGAAGCCATCCTTGCCGTTCCCTCGTCCCATCAGCATCACTATCTCGGGGAAGAGCGGCTCGCCTGTCGTGTCGTACATGAAGACGAACGCGAGGACGAATTTCTGATATGGAAAGAGCGGGTAATAATTTACTTCGAGATACCGGATGCAGTTTCTAAACGTCGTTTCGTCAAAAAACACGTCCTTCCGCTTGAGCGTGGGCTTGACGACGTTCCTGATCAGTAGCTTTCGGTCGCGGTTGATCCACTTCGGGTGTTCTTTGCAGTAGGCGAGATAGTCGTCTATCTCCTTACAGATAATCATCCTTGCCACCCGACAGCACTGGCGTCTTGAGGTCGAGCTTGTCCAGGATCTGGAGCATGATCGAGGTCTCCCGCTGCAGATCCGTCACGCTTGGATTGGCGATCGTCTTGTCGTGGCCGTTCCCTGTGCCGACCGTGATCCGGATCCCATTCTCCGCGATGTCATAATTGAGCTGCTCTTTAAGGCGCCAGTGCATCATATACGTGTCGACCAGGTCGACGCAGTAATCTGTGACCTTATTCTGCGCCTCCAGCTGATCGATCAGGGACTTTCTGATTTTTTCCTCTGTCGTCATCTGTCTTTACTCCCTTTTACGTGAGATTTTTAGAATCTTTCCGGAGTCTAGTCCGCCCCTTCCGTTCCTCCCGCCAGAAAATACTCAAACTTTTGACCGGGGGGAGTTTACCACCGTTCCTCTGTTGCATATTTTTTACGCGGCTGCGGCTTCCATACCCTGCCGTGTACTTCGTTGTGGCAGCCGTCACATATAGCTTCGAGGTTGTCCTCGTCCAGCCCAAGGTCCGGCCGCTCCTCATAGGGCACGATGTGATGGACCTGTGTCGCCCGCTTGATCTTCGTCCGTACCCCGGACCTTAACTTCTTGCGGCACTCCTGACATTCATAATGGTCACGGATCAGGATCCTCTCGGACATCCGTCTCCACGCCACAGAATGATAGAAGCGCATCTTCTCCTCTCTAGTCATAAACGAAAGCGGGCCCACGTAAGGGCCCGCGGCGTCATAGTATTTATCGTGCTATCGACCTGCACCAAAAGAGCGCCGTACGTTTGACCGCACGACGCCCCGCTTCTGGAATCATATCACGCTATCATAGTAGCATAAATAAAAGTGCAATTAAATGCGGAGATCATCCATCGGGAAATGCTGCAGCGCGCTCCCGTGTTTAGTCTTCACCTGCCGGACAGAATACCCGACCGCGTCGGCCACCAGCTCCCACGGACAGTAACGGCCCTTGTCGGTGATGTTGGTGTATCGGTGGCGCAGGATCTCCCGGTCGATCTGTGCGTCCTTGTATCCTGTCATCCTGTCCAGCCGCATCTCGATGTCGATCTGGATCGCGATGCACTTCTCATACTTCTGCAGCAGCAGGTCCGACAGCTCCTCCATCTTCGCCGCATAGTCCGACAGATCGTGCTCGGTGTTGTGAGCCTTGGGCATATCACTGTAGTTGATCGCCGCCGGCGCGGTATACCGCAGCCGGATCCGCATCATGTTAAGCTCGATCTCCCGCGCCTCTCTCACCGCGTCCCGATACCTTGTTAAATATTCTCTCGCTGTCATAGATCACTCCCACGCCACAAAATGTATCTTCACTTCTCGGACACCTGTCCGGGCAGATGTCCCTGTCCCCGCAGTCAAGGCAGCACAGCGCCGGCTCCGGTTCGTTAATGTTACAGTCATTGATCAGACATCTCCTCATGCTCTGCCTCCCGCTTCAGGTATCCGCCTATCATGTTAACCGGTACGATAGCTTCCTCGTCCTCCACCAGCTCCACCTCGATCAGCGGGCAGTCCCTCGGCCTCCCGTCGGATCTCAGGATCGTCTCGCCGGTCAGCGCGCACCGGCACGGAGACAGAATCAGCATCTTACAAGTAAGGCAGCTCTTAGGTGGTGTCATGTTAATCAGTGTCGCTCTCATGTCGTCGTACCTCCTCGTCCCACTTCTTTCTAAGCGCGATCTTTTCCTCCGCCTCTTCGTAGCTCATCAGGTTAGCTTCTCTGATCGGCCCGGCATGTCTGCCGTATTCATACTCGCGCCACTTCTGGTAGCGTTCCTCATCCATCCAGTCTGTGACATAATTATCGACTATTGTAGAGAAGCAGCGCCATTGTTTAGTAACTGGGTGTTGCACGTTGAATCTTGGCATCGTCCTGTCACCTCCTAGTCCATCCGGTAAAAGATCAATATCAGTTCGAAGCTAATCACCATCAGCAATGCTGCTTCAAATGTCATTCTGTCAGCACCTCCCAAAGCAAAACAAGATAAAGAATAAATGCAAATACTGCGAGGCCGGCGTGAAGCGGCTCATTATGCAGCACGAGCCGACCGAACACAGCGCCCATGCTGAGACCGAAGAGAATAGTATGTATCGCTCTCATCTAGCACACCCCCACCAAATTCTCTACCGGCACGCGCAGGATCTCGCTGATCCGCTTAAGGACGTACGACGGAATCTCCTCAGCGTTGATCCAGTAGCTCAATGTTCCCACCGATACATGCAGGCGATCCGCCAGCTCCTGCATTGTCATGTTCCTGATCTTCAGCCAGTGCTTTATGTTCTTACTCATCATCGTCCGTCACCTCTTCCTCCCATACGGCAGTAATGTCCATCGAATCGATGTCTGACTCATGAAAGTTGTCCTCTGCTTCTTCCATAGAATCTGCTTCTATCTCCCCTTCGAAATATCCCTCTACATGATATTTTTTCATTCCGTCACCTCTCATACAAACTGTGTGCTTTCTAAATCCTCTTCAAAAAACCATATCGCGCTATCTCCAGTTCCGATATAACAGCGGATACCAATCATGCCAGGGAACTTATCACGCAGAAAGTCGGTGAACTCTTCAATATCATCAGCACACACACTATATTCATTCTCGCTGTGATATGTTCCGTAGTTTTCTGTATGTGATTCAAACCATTCGTTTATGATTTTGATGTCATCCTCATACATTACTCCGTTACCTCCTTACACAATCACAAGCAACAAAATTCCGATAATGCTAATCAGTGCATAAATAATAGCGATGCACATTAGTGTATCTTCGTCAATCATTTCCCTGTACTCCCGAATCCATTCTCTCCGCGGTCTCCGGAGGCGATCTGGTCGACCAGCTCCGGCTCTTCGATCAGGCACGGCACGACGACCAGCTGGCTGATCTTCTCTCCTGGCCTGAAGACGATAAAGCGGTCTCCCTGGTTAAAGAGTGTTACGTGGATGCTGCCGGAGTAGCCGGCGTCGATCGTGCCCTCGGACGTGATCCCGTCCCAGCGCATGAGGCCCGACTTGCTCTTAAGAAGCCCGACATAACCCGGCGGGATCTCGACATGCACTCCCGTGTCTACTGTCTCAGACGTCCGGGCCCTAAGGACTACACGCGTCGGCGTATAGATGTCAAGGCCCGCGTCCGTGTCATGCGCTCTCGTCGGCATGATCGCACATTCGTCAAGCTTAATCTTCATTTTTTCGACCTCCAATCCTCACATGTGGCTGTCAGTTTTGTTTTCTTTTTGGTCTTTTCACAGATTCCGCCTTTGTATGTCGGTTTACACTTGACACAGTTCTTGCAAATCTCTTTCACGCTGTTTCCCTCCCGTCTGTCGTTACGGTCTTGGCCGTATCTATTCCAGTCATCTCGTAGCATGCCTTCCGGAGCCGCTCCGGGTTTGCCCTGTACTCAGCCTCGATCTCCTGTATCTGCTGATAGATCCTTCCGCACCGCTCGAAGCCGAAGCCATACTTGCGATGCAGAGCGATCAGCATGCACGCCATGATCTGCGGCCGGATCCACTTGAGCTGCTGCTGCCTCATGTACAGCCACTGGGCCTCAGTCATCATGCCGGGATTGAAGCCGTTCAGGAACCACACATCCCGCCAGCTTTTTCCGTCGCCGTTCTGGATCTCTATGCCGGTCTCAGTCTCACACATCTGGATCATGCTATGGTCGTGATCCGTCGCGCACTCTTTCCAAACGTCGTGCGAAAGGTCGAAGAGCCGGTTGATAGCCTCCTGCTTCTTGCCCCAGTGCTGCCACAGCGCCATGGCCGTGGCAGAGTAGATGCAGAGGCAATGCTTGCGGCCTTCGGTCTCAATCCTCCTGGTCGCCTTCTGTAATGGGTTCTGTCTCTTCATTCGGTGTTACCTCCGCTTTGTACTTGCGAACCGTCGGATCAGAGACTCCAACCTTTTCCGCGATTTCTTTCACCGTCTTGCCTTCCCGGACCAGCTGCTTGATCTGGTCGATTTTATCCTGCGTGAGCGGCATACCTGTCACTGGTCTTTTGATCGTCGCTCCGCGCTTAACGTCTACTGCCTTGAAGCCTTTCGGCATTGGCGGGACTGTTGGCTGTTTCGGTACATTAGAACCTGGCCGATCTGGTTCCTGTCTGACAGGCGGCACCATCTTTACGAAGTCCCGGATCTTCTGCATGCAGTCGTCGCAAAGGTCCCAATCGTCAAATTCCCGGTTGCCTTCCAGCTCGCCCGTCTTAATATCCCGCTGATCCAGGTTGATGTATCCTGTTTTCTTGGCGTCCTTGTTGAACCGCTTGTGGCAGCGGTCACATTCAATTACTCGCATTTATTTTCTCCCCGTATGCTCTGTCTATCTCCCAAACGACTGCTGAGATCATCTTTCTCACAAACTCGGTATCGCCGTACCGATCAGCGAGCTGGTCAGCTTCTTCTGCCAGCCGCTGCCACCAGCTGTCAGCTGATACCGGATCCGAATGAGCCTTGAAGAATCTCCACAAATCCTGGAAGAACCTAAAATACTGCATCGTGCTCATAACTGCCTTATCCTCACCCAGATCCCGGACGGCGAAGATTTCACCCAGTACTTCTCGATGATCTCCCGGCAGACCTGCGCGTCATCATTCCAGAATCCTAACTGTGTCATGCAGTCCTTCAGGAGCTTGTTGAGATTGTCGGTGTCCGGCTTCGTTATCTTGAATGTTCCATCGAGACGAGAGTCTTCTGTGTGGAAGCACCATGTCGTTGTCAGTTCGATCGGGCCTCCGATCCACGACTCCGGCCGGTGTGCTGCTAGATGATCAGTCAGTTTCTGCCTGGCCGCCATGAGCTCCGGCGGGTTGTAATAAAACGGCTTGCCGTTCCGGATAACAATCTTATGTTCCTGGGCCGTTATTGTCGGCGGGATCATCGCCATAAAAAATTCCAATTCCATCTGCTCTCCTTTTTCTTCGCGGGTCGTCGCTTGCTGGTGGGTGGGTGCGGTCGGCGGGCGTGAGCATTCGCCCGTCGTACCTACCTACCCATGCGACAGTATCGACGTCGGTACCGACGGACACGGAGTATATATACGTAGTATATATAGGTCAATCGGTCGGTACCGACGGACCATGGTCAATCGGTACCATCGGTGTCCTCCGATGCACCATGGTTCATCGGTATCATCGGTACCCCCGACGGACCATGGTCAATCGGTAGCGTCGGTACCCTCGGATTTTCTCCGAATATACGCTTTCCCGTCTTCTCCTATATATTTTTCAAAACATTTTTTATACTCTGCTTTTGCTGATTTACCATCGCTGAACCATCCTTTGAGAGTATCAACTTTTACGTTGATGGCCTCGGCGACAGCTGATGCCAGTACCGGCTCGCCACTCAGCTCAAGGTTCGTAAATGCGATCTCGAACTTGTTTCTGGTCTTCTCTTTCTTTTTGGCTGCCTTTGCCTTCCTGGCTTCCTTGGCCATCTGCCACACCGGCTTCTCCATCTCAGGATCCACGTCTTCGAGGATCCCGGTGACGTCTTCCGTATGGATCGGATAACGGAACCATGTATTGACCGGCTTGAACTTCGGAAACTCTCTGAGTGTTCCTTCTATTCGCCAGGCAGTGATCGACATGGTTCCCTTGACCGCATCCGTGAGGAGCTGTGTCAGCGCCCGCTGCTGCCATTGGTCAAGCTTGTTCTCGCAATAGTCCTGCACCTTGCGGGGCGACAGCAAGTCATCCTGCGATAGATCAGTCTCCCACGGGATCTCTTTGCAATAATTCTTAAGGTACTGGATAGAGACTCGGCAGATCGTCTTATTGACTTCCTGCTGTATAATGTCATCAGTCAGTGGCAGTTCTATCATGTCCAGGAGCGCGTCCGGATCCCTTGCGAAGACTCCGGATCCGCTGGCCCTGTCCATTGATTTCTTCTGTCCCTGTGAACCTTTCGAGTGATGGTGACAGTAGATCACTGCTGCCCCCAGCTCCGTGCAGACCTTGTCGAACTGGTTGCAGAACTTCGCCATCTGGTCGGCGCTGTTCTCATCGCCGGTGATGACCTTATAGATCGGGTCGATGATCACGGCTTTGAAATTCCGGTCCTTGGCTCTTCTGATCAGCTTCGGAGCCAGCTTGTCCATGGGAACTGACCGTCCTCTCAGGTTCCAGATATCTAGGTTATGCAGGTGTTCCGGTTTGATCCCTGCGGCACTGTAGACATTCTTGAATCTGTGAAGGCATGAGGCCCTGTCGAGCTCAAGGTTCACGTAGAGCACGCGCCCCCGCTTACAGTCCCATCCATGCCACTGACGGCCCTCTGCGATCGCTATGCAGAGCTCTATCAGATCGAAAGACTTACCGGCCTTTGACGGGCCGACGATCAGCATCTTATGTCCTTCTCTGAGCACGCCTTTGATCAGTTCCGGAGCCAGTTCAGGGAGATCATTCCATTCCTTTGACAGGTCTTCGATATCCGGCAGGTCGTCATTGACGGCCTCTGTCCATTCCTTCCACTCGTCCCATGATTTGCAGCCGATGTTCGTGTCGATGATGTACTGTTTCTTATCTCCGCGGATACAGCCGGGCATTCTGGACAGCCTTGAAGGGTTCCTGTTCTGCGTGTCGATCACCATGCCGTTCTTCTTGCAGATGTCATACAGGTAATTAACACGCTCCTGGTATTCCTTCTTGTCGTCGGCCTCGATCCTCACGATCGCGTGCACCGACTTGCCGCCGGAATAAAGCAGCACTGCCACAGGAAGGTTCAGCTGACGGATCAGTCCGTTCTGTGCTTCGAGGTCCATGTTGTCAGACTCGACGAGTGCGTACCGGAAGTCCGTCACATTCTCGTTGTTGACACCGTTGCCGTCCAGAGGGTTAAAGCGGATCCACGCGCCGCCCTTATGGTCATAGCTTCCGATCACGTCCTCGATCGTGCCGGTCTTGAGCTGATTCACTACATCGCCGACCTTTTTGGTGTATATGCCCTTGTTGGCCGGAACCAGTTTTACGTGGCCGTCTTTGTTCGCCTTGCTGAATGATTCCGTTACAAATCCGAAGATCTCTTCCGGCTGGAACAGTGTTTCGAGGTACCGCGTCAGCTCTTTCTCAGGCTGCCATTGTTCCGGCTCCTCGAACTCCCTGCTCTCGGCCCAGCCCTCGCCGACGATGGAGCCTTCGTACTCGATCGAATCATCCAGGGACAGGATCCTGCCGGCCTCATGTTTCGGCGGAGCCCATCCGTGTTCCACAGCCAGGTGATAGATCGTCCCGCCGGTCACACCTTCGTCACGCTTGAAAGTCCGCCACTTCTTGTGGCACTCACCCTCATGAAAGCGGCCGAAGTCACGCCTCGACCAGTCTTCCCAGACCGAGCAGGGGAAGCCCTCATATTTGAGGGCCATCCCAACTTCTGCCCATGTCTGATAATCGAGGATCGAAGGATCGATATGATCAAGTAATTCTCTTAAATCAGTTTTGTTTTCCATTTACCACCACCCCGAGGCTTTCTGCTGATCAGCCGGAGGTCTGTATGCTTTAGGGTTAATATCTCTTGGCGTCCGCCATCCGTTCCCGGCGATCCGGTCGATCAGGTTCCTCGCCTGTTCAAAGGACCATGTGCCGACGTTCTGGAAGCCGCGCATCTCTAACTGTTTTATCTGTCTCGGAGTAGCCAGCCCGCTTCTTTTCCTCTCGTTCAACTTGTCGAGGATCATTTCAGCTTCGCCCTGGCTCTTGACATTGTCTGACCTGATACCCAGCTTTTCGAGACGATCACGCTGGTCCTGAGACGGATCCTGAGCAGCCCATCCAAACGGCGGGACATAATCCACGAGGTCACGGGCATTTATACTCATTGCATACTGGAGCGGATCCACGAGCTTGCTCTTCTTCCTGCGCTGAGCAGCCAGCTGTGCGGCAAGTGCCTCTTCTCTCTCGATAGTGACATCATTCGAAGCCTTCTCTTCGGCCGCTTCGATGTCAACTGCTTCGCCCGGATTCTCTTCAAGGTTCTTTGTCATCTTCCTTGCGACCTCTTCGTCATCGCAGATCAGCGCCGCAGGGTGACATAATTCGTGCCTCTCAGTCATCCAGAGAAAGTCGATCAGCAGCAGGTGCTCTTTTCCAGTAGCCGGAGAGAGCCGCGTGCCTCTTCCGACCATCTGAGCATAGAGCGGTCTTGACTTTGTCGGCCTCAGGACGATGATGCAGTCCACAGCCGGGCAGTCATAACCTTCCGTCAGGAGCATGGAATTGCAGAGCACATTGTATTTGCCATCCTCGAAGTCCTGTAGGATCTGGGCGCGGTCCTCGCTGTTGCCGTTGACCTCTCCCGCTACGAATCCGCGTTCGTTCAGGATCTTCATGAACTTCTGCGACGTGGCGATCAGCGGAAGGAACACGATCGTCTTCCTGTCCATGCAGTACTTGGCCATCTCATCAGCGATCTGATACAGGTACGGGTCCAGCGCTGTTCCGATCTCTCCTACCTTGAAGTCACCGGCACTGACTCCGACGCTCCTGATGTCGATCTTAAGCGGCACTGTGAGTGCCTTGATCGGTACCAGGTACCCGCTGCGGATCGCTTCCGGCATCGTGTACTCGAATGCCAGCGAATCGAAGTAGCTCCCGAGATTCTTCATGTCAGCCCGATCAGGCGTCGCTGTGACGCCCAGAACCTTTGAATCGCTGAAATACTGCAGCACATTCTGATAGCTCGCACTGATGCAGTGATGGGCTTCGTCGATGATGATCACGTCGAAGTAGTCTTTCGGGAATTGCTTCAGCCGCTTCTCGCTCATGAGAGTCTGGACTGATCCAACTACCACCCGATACCATTCTCCGAGGCATGACCGCTCTGCTTTTTCGACAGATGACCGCAGGCCGGTAGCCTTGAAGATCTTGTCGGCCGCCTGGTCGAGGAGCTCCCCGCGGTGTGCCATGATCAGCACGCGGTATCCGCGGCGCACGCACTCCTCGACGATCTTGGCGAACACGATGGTCTTTCCTGTGCCGGTAGGCATGACGACAAGAGTCTTCTTCCTGCCGTCATCCCATTCTGCAAAGACATGTTCAAAGGCCTCTTCCTGATAGGGCCTCAGCTTCATCATTAGAAACCGCCTCCCCACTTATTCGCTGCGGGCTTCTTCTCAAGATAGGTGATATTGGTATAGGTCTTGTCCGCCTTGTCACCCTTGCCCTGGGTCTTCTTGACGCGGATCCTGCATGTGAGGCCGGGGAGTTCATTGAGGGCCCTGCCGAGATTCGGCAGCGGTTCGCCCTTCTTTTTCTGTCCGGTACCGAGGAACAGCTGTGACAGTTTCCATTCGAAGTCGCTGTTCAGCACAAGATCATCGCGGAGCTGTGCCTCTGATCCGTCCGGCATACTGAGATTCAGGAACACGCTGCGCATAGGGTTCCCGTTGTATTCATTCGCCCACTGGCAGTAGCCTGCCTCTACGTGGTCGACTCTTGCGTCATATTCGCCTTCCGGCACATCTACGAACTGGCTTTCCTGATTGATGCTGTCATTAAGGTCTAATACGTTTCCCATATCTGTCTCCTTTACTTATTTGTATTCAAGTTCCTGTTTCTGTCTCATGTCCATGATGGCTGCTTTGAGCTGAGGCCAGTAACCGACAGCCCATCCTTCCACGAAGTCCGGCGGATAATCTGCCACACGCATTCCTGCGGGCACATATCCCTTAGAGACTGCGATCTGCTGGACTTCCCATTCATCGATCTGTGATTCGATCATGAGGTCTCTCAGCTTTTTATTGATGCGCGGATCGGGCTCTGTGTACTCTGTCGGAATGTTCTTGATGTCTTCCGGCTTCTTCACCGGCTGAGGCTGATGTGCATCATACTCGGCCTTGCTGATCTGTTCAGCTTCCAGAAGCTCTCCGGGAACAACAGATCCCGACTTAATGTGGAAGACCTCTTCTCCCTTCTTTAAGTAGAGATCTTTTTCTGCTACAAATCCCTGTAAAGCTTCGCTTGTCTTTTCCTTAGGCGCCGGATCCGCGGGTGCACTCTGTTTTGGTGCGGGTGCGGGCTTGGGCTCAGGCTTCTGAAACGGCTTTACATCCTCAGTTTTCCGGGTCTGTCCATCGAACAGCGGCGCGATCGAAGCGTACTCAAGCGGCATCTCTTCCGGCATGCCGAAACGGTTCTTCGCATCCCAGAAGGGAGTATGCGAAGTGTGAATGGTCCTGCGGCCGCCCTGGGCCTTGTTCTTGCCTTTCAGCTGGCCCTGTCCGTCTACGTTCACGATGTTCACCTGGTAATTAAGGAAGAGCACTACATCCGCCCATTCCTTGATCATGGGTGCCACCTTCTTTGACGTCTTCATTTCCCAGTGATCATAAGCTCCGAGCTCTTCCGGGAGTTCGACTTTTCTGAGCGATGCGTGCGCTGTGATTACAACGTTCACGCCCTTATTGACGACTTCCGTCAGTTTGTTCAGCAGCCTTCCGAACTCTTCCGCGCTGTACTGGTATCCCTTGCCGTAACCGGGAGTCTCAATGCTTGCCCAGCCGTTCTTCCGGCACAGCTCATTGATCTCAAGCTGCTCTGCCCAGTCTGCCGTATCGATGACCAGCGTCTTGCAGACCGCAGGGTTGTTGATAACGTACTGAACCTGATCCAGGAGCATCTGCCATGATGTCGGCGCTTCAAAGCGCTTGACATCCATGTGAGTAGTGGAGCCTTCAGTATCAATGAAGAGTGGATCCGGGCACTGGCTTGCCAGTGTGCTCTTACCGATTCCTTCGGCGCCGTAGATCACGATCCGCTTCGCCGCAGGAAGCTTTCCTGTAATGATGTTCATTTATACCTCCTTAAAATCCTGTCCCTGACCAGCCTGTTGCTACCGGAGCAGATTCTTCTTCTTTTGCAAAGATACCGTTCTGGCCTTCGACATAGCCGTCCGTGATCACGATACTGCATTCGTCTCCGGTACTGACTCTGGTAGCGATTGCCTGCAGTCCTTCCTGTTCAAGCCACGCTCCGAACTCTCTGAGGGTGTCCAGGTCCATCGCCTCCAGCTTGTCCAGGAGAACAAAGCCGCACTTTGGATTGAGCTTCCGGACGATCGATGTGCTGACGATCATCTGCTCAGCGCTCGACATGTTGTCCCACTGCTGGCCGTTATAGATCAGCTCACCGTCTTTGACTGACAGCCCCGGCAGCGGGAGGTCTGCACTTTCGAGTAGCCCAGCCTTTTGCTTCCGGACATCATCAATCGCCTGAGACAGCTCTGTGTACTGGTCCCTGTACTGCTTGGCGTCCTCTTCGGCCTTGGCCTTGTCCAGGTTTGCACGGACCTTGCGATTGATCACTTCAATGTTTTCGATCGAGCGCTCCAGCTCCTCTGTGGACTCCATTTTCAGCTCTGCGGGTGTCTTCTCGGCGGCCTTGCGCTTTTCATTGAGGGTTTCCCGTTCTTTCTTAAGATCTCTAATCGCACGCTCATATGCCTCGATTGCATTTTCATTCTTTTCGAGATCTGCAAGGATCTTGTCGTATTCGCGGGCCCACTGTTGGCGCTGGCCATTTCTCGCCAGGATCTCCTGCTGCTCTCTGATCAGCTCTGAAGCGCTCACCGGCTCTTCCGGAGCATCCGGATAATAAGGCTGCTCTTTGGCATACTTCTCTTTCTGATCAGCGGTTCGGCCTACATAGAGCCGTTCCTGGTAAAGCTGCTTTTCCTTTTGTTCCAGCTCCGCCAGCTGAGGACCGACGCCGATGATCTGCAGAAGAGTGTTTGCCTTTTCCTTTCCGGAAGCCTCCATAAACTTCGGAAGGTTGATGGCGAGCTCTTCCACAAAGCTGTCGATGAGCTGCTGCCCGCCCTTCTGACCTTCCGGATCGGTGACTTTGAGGTCGCTGTTCTTACCCTTGCGCTCAACCACAAGGCCATTGTCCATGATGATCTTGAGGCGCGGAGGGATGGTGCTGTCAGCGTTCACTGCCTGTGAAGGCTTGTACTTGTTCCCGCCCAGGGCCCACGCGATCGCGTCCAGGACGGATGACTTTCCCTGCCGGTTCTTCCCGCCGATGATCGTCAGGCCGTCCTTGCTGGGCTCGATCATGACGGCATGGATCCGCTTTACGTTCTCGATCTCAAGCCTGTTAATCTTCATCCGTAGCCTCCTCATTCTCCTTACGATGGTCTTCCATCCTGCTTACTTCCGGCAGAAGTTCGTCGAAAGTCTTGATGAAGCCGATCATTGTTTCAAAAGGGACCTCAGCAACATCTGCAAGCTTCTTGACGGTAAAATATGCATAGATCGGTGCGGTGATATTTGCTCCGTGATACTCGAACTCTATATTTATTCCTTCGGATCCGTCAGAAGGATGCCTGATCAGCTGAAGGCTTTCTTCTTTTTGACTCTTTCTGATCCCATCAAGAAGTCCGGCGACAGCGCCCTTTGCGAGATCTCTTGATGTTTCAATGCTTTCTTCTTTTTCAAATCTTTTCTTTAAACTGTCAAAAATTCTCATACTTTCCTTTCCGTGATATAATTCACTTGAGATATATTTACTCTGGCTCCCGTGGGAACTGGTCCTTCCCTGTGGAGTCATTTTTAGTTGTCGTCCAATGCGAGGACCATGATGCAGCAAAAGATTGCCACGACGAGGGCCGCGAGCACCGCGATGGCGCTCTTCGGGCTGTCAAAAAGCGAATCCATCCCGCACCCTGTCAACACGAGTGCTATCCAGAAAATATTGCACAAGATGGTCTTCAGCATTTTCCCTCCATTCTCGCTCTTTTGAGCACATTGAATACGGCGGCGGGCGTCCTTCCCATGATGTCGCCGATTTCTGCGTAGGTTCTGCCATCCGCTCTCAATCCCCGCATCCGCTCGATGTCCTCGTCCGTATAGTGTTCCGCATGGTGACGTTCAATAAGTCCCTTGTCGGAGAGCCTTGAGATTAGGTTGCGAACGGATGTCCCGGGCTTGCCGTATACGTTCCCGATCTCCTGGAGCGTCGCCCCCGCCTCATACATCTCAATCACTCTTTGCACCTTGTCTTCCGTCCAGAACTTCGGCTCTCTGTGGACTTCACGTTTTCCCATGCCGCGTGTTTTCGGCGGCTTCGGGTACGCTTTCCGCTTCGGTCCGGGCTTCTGGATCGGCGCCGGCTTTGGTGCGTATACGGACGGTACTTCCACCACTCGCATGTGCTTGAACGTGTCACCGACTACGGGCTTCTTATATGTCGCCTTCGTCGGCGGGAATGGCGATTTCGGCAGATACCGTTTTAGTTTCATTGAGCTTTTCAATTTGTTTCCGTATCCTTTCTATCCGCTCCATGTATCGGATGCAGTCGAGGCAGATTCCTCTGCGCTCATAGCATCTCTCCCGGAGCGG